GCACATTCCAAGGCCTCAAACGAATAGCAAACACAACCTCAGCGGTCACGGATGCAATCAGCGCCGTAGACGGCCTAGTATCGGAGCAATGAAATGGTAGTCACAACCACCAAACCGGTTCTGTCCATTAGGGAAGAGCTTAAACGAAACCAGAACCCGCCAGCAGGCCCGCCGTTCCAAACATTTGAGGCTGTCGGGGACGGGTCCATCACCACATTCACCATTGTGGATGGCTGGAAACCTCTGGCGGTTTACGACGCCGGGTCGAGACAGACAGAGGGCAGCGGTGACGACTATACTGTCACGTTCGACGGGTTTGTGTATTCGGTGGTGTTTGCCACGCCACCGGCAGATGAGAATATTCTTCTCTGGGATTGTTGGAGGTCATCATGATTTTATTCATCACTAAAGGCGACGCCCCGCTAACCGATGCGCAGCTCCATTGGCGGACGCAGAGGATGATCGCTCTCGATTGGCCCGCGTGGAAAAGGGAGCGCGGCCTGCGAAAAAACGACGATGCATACAAGGCTTTTTTCCAGAGTGTGGAAAGTGACACCGACGCCAACCGCGTGAACAATGTTTTTAACCGCCGCCTTGCTGCTTTTCTCAATGCGACGGGCCGGTTGGCTCGCTACGTCCTCGCTGATGGCCGCGCCGAAGTTTGGGAAGACCAGCCCACCGGGGCGTTCGATGAGGCTGGGGAGCCAGTCATGGAAAGCGTGCTGGTGCAATCGAGCGTTGATCCGCTGATACCGCAGGTGGATGGCTGGGACCACACTGACCCAGAAAATCCCGTCCCGGCGCAGGTGCCAAATCCACTGATCAAGACTGATGAGGCTGAACGTGATGCGGCTCAGGCGGTTGTCGATGCAACCCCGGCAGAGGTGAAGGATTTCTGACGATGAATGAAAGGTAAATTTTAACGTGGGTGTCACTAATCAAGGTATGAAACGAATACCTAAGGTAGCTAGCATGTGGTAAATAGTTAAGCATTGTTGACATATAAGAGGTTACGTGATACGTATGCACTATGATCGCGTTATTGCTTGTGGCAGAACTAACGGTCTTTTTCATACTATTTCTAGCGTTCTACACACCTCTAATACCCACAGGGGTACAACACTGGGAAAGTAGATGGCCGATAAAACTCAAAAAGAAAAGATTGACGCAATGTACCGCTTTTGGCATGAAGCGGATATTGCGGGTAATCCTACAAGAGCTAGGCGTGTTGATGATCTGCTTAAAAACTTCGACAATGGACGTTTTTTAGTTCGCACGACATTTTGGCTTATGAGTGGTGCGGTTATTATTGCTATTAACTTTGAAAAAGTGCGGGAGTTCCTTTGGAGATGGTGAAGAGCTACATACCTGAGAACACTCAAAAGAATCGTGTACTAGCATACCGATTCGCTGATATTATATTCGGGGTTCTAGTAGTGTTAGCAGTTGTAGTATGGTATATGAACAGAGAAGAACCTGAACCTACTCTATTAGAAACACAGGTAGAAGAATTAGTTAGAGGTTTGGAAAGTTTGTATGCGTCGCAGCAAGGCACTATTGATTATCTTATTGAGCAGCGTATAGAAATAGCAACACAATTTGAAGAGTTAGCTGTAGAGGTTAGCAAGTGAAGCGGAACACTAAACAAGCTCTTAGTTGGTTAGGGTTGTCTGAGGGTGGTTATGTTGACGACCCTAAAGACCCTGGCGGACCTACTAATCATGGCGTAACAGAGCGGGTTTGGCATGCTTATCAAAGAAATAATGACATGCCGATGTTGGATGTGCGTAAAATTACACCGGAAATCGCTGCTAAAATATTTGCTGAACAATATTTTACTCCTGTATGGTTTGACAAGTTACCTTCGGGACTAGACTACTGCCAAGGAGACTTTTCTGTTAACTCAGGGCCGTCTAGGGCGACTACGGAACTTCAAGAGGTTTTAGTTTCCTTAGACCATACTATCGCAATTGATGGTCATATGGGTCATAATACTTTGGCAGCTATTAAAGTGGAAAATATTATAAGACTTATTGTACTGGTGTGTGAGCGGCGTTTAGCTTTTATGAAGCGTCTTAAGCACTGGCAGCGATTTAAGAGTGGTTGGACTATTCGTGTGAACGGAGTAGAAAAACGAGCTACTGAGCTAACTAAGGCAAAAGTAGCTGATCCTCTAGCTATAGGGCCGGATGAAACACAAGGACGCGCGACTGGTAAGCCTATTAATGGGTTGTTACAGATAATCTTACTAGTTATTAGCGCACTATTTGGAGTGAAACTATGAACGTACTTGGCTATGTAATCTTCGCTGCTGTTGTGTGGTTTATTCTGGGGAAACTGCTAAGGTCAAAAGGAGTGGCTTTAGGGGCTAGTCGCTTCTTTAATATTAAATGGATTACGGCTGCGTTAGTTGCTGGTCTTGCTTATGTGTGGGGTACTTTGCAAGATGGCTTTGCCTTCTTGGGAGTTTTCTAATGCTGCAGCTTCTACTTGGCTTTATTAACCCTCTTGAGAAGATAGGTCGGCAAATAGCTGAAGTAAAGATGGCTAAAATAAACGCACAAGGAGAGCAGGATAAACTTGTGCATGATGAAAGGATTGTCGTTCTAGAGGGTCGTCGTGACTTACTATTAGAAGAAACAAAGCATTCGGCAACTCGCTGGATACGGCCTTTGTTTACTTTACCCTTTATTATTTACAATCTTAAACTTGTAGTTTGGGACGCAGTTCTAGGATGGGGTGTTACTGACCCACTTAGTAGAGAAATGTGGTATGTAGAAATGACTATAATCGGCTTCTACTTTCTTGGTCGTCCGGTAGAGAAGTACTTTAGGAAAGCGTAATACCCCTAGAGGTAAAACAAAGGCTCTGAACTATGACTACAACAGCGAACTATGGGTTTACTCTACCAACAGTAGGGGGTGACGATGCCGCATGGGGCGGGCTTCTTAACACTAACTGGACAGACTTAGACGCTGACCTTACTACTATACAAACAGATATTGATAGTAGGATTCTAACATCTGGTATAGGTTCCGCAGTTCAGGCATTTGACGCTACTATTATGGTTGATGCGGATGTAGGCTCAAGCGTTCAGGCTTGGGATGCGCAACTCGATACATTAGCTGGTATTAGCTCGGCTAATGCTACGGCTGTTGGTAATCTCACCGGAACGAACTCCGGTGATGAATTACCAACTACCACCTCTGCTCAGGGTACTGTAGAGAAGTCTACTAGTGGTGAGAATGTAGCAGGAACTGAGGCAGAAAAATATCCATCTGTAGCGGGTGTCAAAGAAATGATTGACACTCATGCCGTAGTTGCGGGGATAGGGGTAGCACAGACATGGCAGGATGTTAGTGGGTCAAGGGCTTCTGACCTTACGGTGTACCAAAACTCTACTGGTAAACCTATCCAAGTAACTATTCATTATAGTGGGGATTGGGACACCGGGTACTTTGAAATATCAGCGGATAACAGCAGTTGGGTAAGAGTGTACTATGATGGCGGGGGTAGGGGGCCGGTGCCGATGGCAGGCGTAATAGTGCCTGCTGGTCATTACTATAGGTCTAGCACCAGCGGCGGTACTAGTGATCCAGACTGGTTTGAGTTGAGGGCTTAAAGATGGGTAATCCTATACCTATTGAGCTACCCTCAGGGGTATATAAGAACGGCACAGACTTCGGGGCTAAAGGTCGCTGGGGTGACGCTAGCCTTGTACGTTGGAAGGATGGCTCTTTACGGCCTATAGGTGGGTGGATACGCCGAAAAGTGAAGTCCACTAGCGTTGATATGGCTGTTATAGTAGCGTCGCCTGGAAGTGATACTATACGAGACATTCTTTCGTGGAATGCTAATAATGGTGATGAAGTTACTCTATTAGGTTCCAATTCTTTAGTGTATTATATGAATCAAGATAATACAGTATCTGAGATTACTCCTGCTGGCTTTGTAGGGGGGCTTAATGACCCTGCTCTTACTGTTGGTTACGGGGCAGGTCTGTACGGCGCAGAGACTTATGGTACTGCGCGCTCGGCTTCCGGTGTAACTCCTATTCCCGTACCTCGATGGTTCTTTGATGCTTGGGGTGAAGATGGTATTATGACTACTACTGTAGCAGGTAAGGTGTATGATTATACGCCGGGTGATGCTCAGGCAGTAGCTATAGTTAACGCTCCTACTGATGTATGTGGCGCTGTTGTCACTGATGAGCGCTTTTTGATGGTTATAGGTGCAACATCCGAGAGTCGAAAAGTAACGTGGTCTGATAAAGAAAACAACACTGTTTGGGCACCCCTTATAACAAATGAAGCAGGTTCTAAAACTCTTGCGGGTGCTGGTAAGCTATTAGCTATTAGGCGAGTACTTGACGACGTTATTATTTTATCATCTACGGACGCACACATAGGTAGGTACTTAGGACCGCCGTTCGTTTGGGGTTTTAAGCGAGCAGGCAATAACTGTGGTTTGCTTAGCCCTATGGCCTTAGTGACTACAGATAAGTTTGCGTTCTGGGCTGGTAAAAGGCAATTCTGGATGTATGATGGCAATGTTAAGCCTCTGCCTTGTGAAGTTATGGACTTCTTTTTCCATGATCGTGATCCTCTTATGCACTCTAAAATTGTGGCTACTACTATATCTCAATTTAATGAGGTTTGGTGGCTGTATCAATCTATAGCCGGTACAGAGGTAGATAGTTATATTTCTTATAATTACGCCGATGCTCACTGGAATGTCGGTAAGCTAGATCGTACTGCACACCAAGATACAGGTTCTTTAGATGCTCCTATTATGATGGATAAGGATGGTTTTCTTTTTAACCATGAGCAACATGGTATTATTGTAACAGGTGCCTTTGCCGAGAGCGGCCCTATTGAACTTAAAAATGGTGCTAGAAACATAGCTATACGCTCTATTCTACCTGATACTATACAGAATGGCGATGTAACTATCACTCTTAAAGGCAGGGAGATGCCTAACGCTACCGAACATTCTTACGGACCTTACACTTTAGCTAACCCTACTCCTACCAGAGCTATAGGAAGGGAAATACGAATTAGAATAGCTGCTACAGGGGCCAGAGCAGATTGGGAATATGGGGTTGTTAGGCTGGATGTTTCCACGGTAGGTGGCTTTAGGTAGTGCCCAAGTTCTCAGATTTTCCTCGTCCTGATGCTGACTGGAAGCAGTGGGCGGAAGCTGTTGTGGCGCATGTGGCTAATACTTCATATGCCGAAGAAGAAGTTACTCCTAATGTTATAATGTTGCGTCACCTACTTTCTAGTGAGTTAGCAAGAGCGGTTAACCCCGGTTTGCTGATGTATGATCCTGTTAAGGGTTTGCCAGTAATCGCAGATGGCGCTGAATTTCGTGAACTAGCTCTTATGAAAGATAATGTCAGTAGCAGCTATATGATTGTTGGTGGTATGCTTATTCAATGGGGTAAAGAGGCTGCTAGTGTAGCGTCAGAAACTGTAACCTTTCCTACTCCTTTTAACGACACTAATGCCATAGTAGTAGTATCCGCCCAAACTCACGCATACCCATCGACTATAGGCGCAGTTAGCTTTCTTATGACCGGTACAAATACAGAAGATAAGTTTTGGGTTGCTATGGGGGCAGCAGTACCATGAATCAACTAATCCGAATTACCCCTGAGGGTATAACGAAAGCCGAAAAAGTCATTCAGCTTATGCAGTCGCTGCTCAAGTACCGTCTTGACATTGAGGCCGCTCTTAACTATGCTAACAACAGCCACTCATTCGACAACATAGTAGATATGGTTGTGACTGGGGCTGCTCATTTTTATCCTCTGGAGAACTCTTATGTAATAATGGAAGTTCAGACCTTTCCTAATCATAAGGTGTATCATGTATTTCTGGCGGGTGGTGAGAAAGAAGAGATTTTGGACGTACACCCTTGGATGCTAGAAAATGCTAAGTCTTTAGGCTGCAAATACGTTACTGTTTGCGGTCGTTTAGGATGGGTTAAAGCGCTTAAGAAGCATGGGTGGTCATATCAGTACGCTATACTTTCCAAGGAGGTTCCGTAATGTCGGGCAGTAAAACTAGCGAGAACAAGACTGCAATTAATGAAGATTTAGCTGCTGCTGCCTTACCTCTTATAGAGCAAACAGGTCAGATAGCTCAAATGCCCTATATGCCTAACCGTGGTATACAATTTGCTGCTTTCAATCCTATGCAAACAGCCGCATTTGGCAATACTGATCTTGCAGCTAACGCTTTTGGTCTAAATACCTCTGGGGGTAATATGGGACTACCAGCACCCACTGTTCAAAACGGCATTAGTGGGTATGGTACTGGTGGGGTTTATGACCGCGCTGTTCAAGCTAGCTTACCTCCAGCGTATATGGCTTATCTTAATCAGTTTTTCATTAATCCTCAAACTGGTAAGGGGTATACGTAATGTTAAGCGAAGGCCAAGGCGTCGGTGGCGGCAAGGGTGGAGGCGGCAAAGGTGGAGGCGGCAATGTCTATAATGCTGCGGCTGGTCAGTTCGGGCAAGCTAGTGGTATTCTTTCGCAGATAGGGCAACCAAGCGGTATAGCCCGGTCTATGAACGCTTATATCAATCCGTTTCAACGGCAAGTTCTTGACAGCGCTATAGGGCGCATGACGCAAGATCGTGATGTTGCTATTAATCAGATAGGGGCGGCTGCAGAAGGTGCTGGCGCATTTGGCGGAGCTAGACACGGGCTTGTTGAGAGTCAGTTGTATGGTGATGTAAACCGTAACATCGGAGAGTTAGCTGGTAACTTGTCGCTGCAAGGGTTTAACCAAGCAGGCGCGTTTGCTAACCAAGATATTCAAAATCAGATGGGGGCGGCGAGTGGTTTATCAGGTCTCGCTAATCAAGGGTTTGGCTTTGGGCAAGCTATCACAGGTCAGCAAGCTCAACAAGGTGCTCAGCAACAAGGCTTAGCTCAGAACATTCTATCAGGTGGCAATTTGCAATTTGATCAATTACAGAATAGCCCACAAAGCGCTCTTAACTTGCAACTAGCTGCTTTGGCTGGTAATCCTCTAATGGGTGAAAATACTCAAGTCTTCAGGCCGGGGCTTTACGACTATGTATCGTTAGCTGCTCAAATAGCTGGCAAAGCAGCGTCGGGGTATGCTGGGAGACCGCTATGAGCGCTAGAGATTTTCTATTTAAACGCTTTCAAGATGCTGGTATTCCTGAATATATCATAGCTGGTATTCTAGGTAATGCTCAAGCAGAAAGTAACTTTGACCCCACAGAGCACAACCCTGCAAAGGGTGGCAATGGTGCGTTTGGTATTTTTCAATGGCGTGGTTCTAGACTAGATAATCTTAATAATTTTGCAAAAGGCCGTAATAAATCCATAACGGATTTAGGTACTCAGGCTGATTTTTTCTTGCATGAAATTAAAAATGATCCTTATGAGGTTAAACAGTGGGCAAAAGTTACTGCAACTAATAATCCTCTAGATGCGTTTGACGCTTTTCGTGATTACTATGAACGCAGTGGTGGTAAAAAGGGTGACAAGTCTGGTTACGCTAGAGGTAGGTCGTTCACTAAGCGTATCTACAATGAATATAGTGATCCTAATTACCATTTCAGCACTGTTGATGATGTCGCTGCGGAGAGCGCTAGGTATCCTGCTGACCTTGACCCTTACGCCCCACCAGAGCGGGACGCCCGCTCTGCACCAGAGCAGAACGATAATATCTTTCAAAGTATAAGGGAGTCTTTAGGAAATTTTGGGTCTAGGGTTCCAGGGTACTTCTCGATCTCCGCAGCGGCATCACCACTAAGCTCTGATCCTGAGCGGGCCTCACTTCAGACGTTGAAGGCGTATTTAACACCTAATCAACCTTTAATATCATATCAATCACCCTCAGTGGTAAAGGCTCCTTTAGAGAATTTTGAGCCTATGTCCTCAGAAATGAATAATGCTATTCAAACTATGCAGGCGCAGTTAACACCTAATCAACCTTTAATACCATATCAGGCACCCTTGCCACTAAGCAACCCTGATCCTGCTAGGGGCGATAGCTTTCCCATAATACCCGGTCCAGATAGTCCTCCTGCTAAGTCAGAATCTAGTCCTCTTAATCCATTTTTAGTACCAAGCAAACAACCAGGCTTCGCGCTAGACCAGTTCCCTTCGTTTTCTGGGGGAATACAGACATCAGCGGAAGCTCCTTATGCACAGCAAGGAGCTACTGCTACTCTGGCACCGCAGCCTAGTCCCGGTGGTGTTGATCCCAATGCGCCTAATATATTCGACTCCCTCCCTAGTCGAGTAGCGCCTGCACTACCGGGGCAACCACCTACTCCCGGTTTTAGTGAGGGTTTTACCCTTGGGGGTATATCGGCGTCAACCGCACCCAGAA